AAAGTGGATTACCAAGGGAGCCAAATCATACCTGATAAACCAAGCTGATTACTTTGAGCGTAAACGAGAGTGGCAGAAACTGATTAAGTTGCAGCAGAATTTCCCAATGACTTGGAAGCAGGCATTTGCCGTTATTCCTAAGGATATGGGTATGCCGATCGAAAAGATGCGTGACCGTATATCAGAACTCAAGTTTTCTCGCACGCCTATTACTACGAAGGTAAACTTCAAGTGGGTTGGAGATAAGTTTGGAGGTGATGTGTACGTAGAGAATGACCCCAAGGGTAGTTGGACAATGAGTTACCTTCCGCCACAGGAACAGCGAAACAGAAAGACAGTTGTTACTCCAGAGGAGGGTTACATCCCTCCCAAAGAGCGAGGACCTATATACGCTCCAGACCCATCGGTCATAAACAAGTTCTTCCTTTGCTGTGACCCGGTAAAGTTCCACAGACGGAATACGGTAGGTAAGAAAAAGTCCAACGCGGCAGCCGCTGTGTTTTACAAACGAGATAGCCAAGTCGACCCAGACACCAAACCCCGCAATGAGTGGATGAGCAATGACTGGATTCTTATTTATAACAGGCAGACCGAGGATAAATCTGAGTATCACGAGGAGTGGTTAAAGGCGGCTATATTTCTTGGGGCATATGTTTATCCGGAGTGGCCTGACGGAGAAGCGCTTGTTGAATATTTCAGAGACAACGGTTTTGATGGATATCTTCTCAAGGATTTAGGTTCTGATGGCAAGCAGGAAGGAAGGTCAGGTGTTTGGGCAGGTGAGGCGGAGAAAAACGAAATGGCTGGAGACATAATGACTTACTTTAACAATAATGTTAAGTACGTGAAAATGTGGGAGATAATCGAGGAGTGGAGTCAGATGAGAGGCATAGATGATTTGACAAACCATGACTTGTGCGCCGCTACAGGCTGGTGTATGAGAGCCATAAAAAGCCGAATGCCAGACCTTTACAAAGAAGTTTATCAGCCAATAGAGATTACAGGTGGATTTATGATGTTCGATGTATAATCATTGTTCTCAACTATTTAATGAAAAATTTACTACATTTGTCGTGGCTAACTAAATTTGTAAGATATGATATTGCCTCAATTGGCTGGTGGTGTGTTATTCCCTAATGACAACGTACCAGAGATCGAAAAGCTAAAACCTGAGTTTGGACTCCGCTGCGCGAGAGCCTTGTATTCTCGTTTTTGTGCAGGAGGTACTTATTTTGCATTTAGCCAGCTCCCTGAAATGCAGGAAACTCGTAATTATGGCGGCGGAATGCAATCAGCTGAAAAGTACAAAAACTGGTTTACAAATGGCTCACCAACTGGCAACAAGTCAATATTGCAAGGTGAAGCTGTATCATCAACCCAGGGCATGAGCAAGGCTCAAAGAAAGGCCATGACTAACATTAGTTATGAGATTTTTTCTCCTATGCGTAAGTTAACAAACGTACTTCTTTCTGTTCTTTCAGATAATGATTATAGACTTGACTGCGTATCTCTTGATAAGAACATTATTACCAAGAAAAAGCGCAATAAGTACGATGTATACGCTAAGGCAAATTTTACAAATCCATTAGCCAAAAAGTTAGGTCTTCCAGAATTTAAGTTGCCGTTTATTCCTAAAGATGAAACAATGCTTGAGATGGCTGACCGCCTTGGTTTTTTTAAAACAAAGTACGAGGTTGCTCTTGAAAAATTAGCCGAATCTGGTTTCAGATCTTCTGACTGGGGGTCAAAGCGAATGGATTTCAACAGAGACGCTATCGATTTTCACTTCCGCGCGGCAAAACTTTACAATGATCGTCTAACTGGACAGGTTAAGTTTGAATACATCGATCCGTGCAGATTGGTTATGCTTTGGAATGAAGATAATCAAGATGATCCGGTTTCAATTGGACACATAGCGGTAGAAACTATTCAGTCTATTTATCACGAATTGATTGAGGCAGGGTTTGATGAAAATCAGATTCAGGCAATGGCAAAATCCTACGTTCCATATCAAACGGACGTATCAACCATTCCGCAGTGGGCATTTGAGCGTCGTGACCCAACCACAAATCGTTGGGTATGGATGGACTTTAAAGTTTATGTATTGAAGTTTGAATATTTATCTACAGATTACAAGCAATACGTAGAACGCACCAATAAACAAGGATACACAACATACCTCAAGAATAACAAGCCCGTAGAAGATAAGAAGAAGAATCCAAATGACACATACGATGAGGTCGGATGTAATTATTGGTATGAGGGTTCATATATTATTTCCGGCACAGGACAAGATCGGATTTATCAATGGCGCAAGAAGCCAAACCAAATGCAGAAAGGGTTATCCCCAATGAGTTCTTATGTTATTCATCGCATCAACGGTCAAGCTCCAACACGAAGCGTTCGCGGCTTGCTTGACGATTTGATGTTTGCAGTATTAAAGTTACGCGCAGCTGTTTGGGCGGCTGCTCCAAAAGGATATAGAATTGATGTGGGCGAAGCTGCTAACATTAAGATTGGAGGTGTAGAGTACGACCTATTCGACCTCATGCACATCCACCGTCAAAACGGTATTCAGATTGTTGCCACTAAGTTCAACGCGGCAACAGGAAAGTATATCTCTCAGCCACTTACTGAGATGGACAATGGTCTTGGCCCACAGGGGCAGGAATGGCTTGCTCAGATAGCAAATATCCAAATGATGATTAAGGATCTCATGGGTATTCCAGACGCAATGGCTGCAAGTCCAGACCAATCAGCCGAACGTTTGGTTGGAGTAATGGAAGCAGATTATGTTGCTGGTAATCATGCCAATTGGCCCCTTCGCGAGTCGGAACGTCAGTTCAAGCAAAAATTGGGCGAACGCATTATCCATCAAGCCCGTATAGATATTGAATACGATGAAAAAATTCGCGAGTTCTATAAAGGAGTTATTGGTGACATTTTTATTCAAGCTCTTGATGACATTGAGGGCTTGTCTCTGGACCATCTTGCTATTAGTTGCAAGGTGCTTCCAAATGAAAAAGAAAAGAGCGCAATCCTCCAAAGGGCAATGAATATGTCTCAGATTCCGACCAAAGATGGCTCAGTTCTTCTTCGCGCATCAAGCGTAGAGCGTGTTGCTCAACTTTTGAAAAACGGCGACATAGATGAGGCGCTTTGGTTTATGGCCACTGAAGAAACAGAAGCTCGTCAACGTGAAGAGCAGTATGCCCAGCAGATGTTGCAACAGACTATCCAAGGTCAACAACAATCTGCAATGATGACCGAACAGGCCAAGCGCGAAACTGCTATGCAACTTGCTCAGATAGAAATTCAAAAGCAACGCGAAATGGCAAATCTTGAGATCATGAAGGAGCAAGAACTACAGAGGATGAAGGCTGATTCAAATTATCAAGTTCAGTTATTAAAAGGAAATCAAGTATTGGAACAAATACAGCTAGAGGCAAATCTCGAAGCTCAAACAGGAAACGAAATCACAGGTAGAATATAAAACATATGGAAAACAACGAATTTGAAAACCAAGACGAACTTGTAAACGAGCAAGTTAATGAACAAGTTAACGAACAAGTAGAGCAACAAGTAACAGAACAAGTTGATCCGGCGGATATGCCGTGGTTTGCTGCTTATGGTTACGATAACGAGGATTCATTTAAGAGCGAGTTTGAAGAACTGCGTTCATATAAGAGCCTCGCTGCTTCATTAAGTGAAAAAGAACGTGAAATCCAAGAAGGACTTTCATTGCTTCAAGAAGCCGATGATCCGTTTGGAGGTAACGAAGAAATTAAAACTATCGTTGCTTTTGGCAAGAAGGGGATTAATTCATCTGTAGCTAATCAAATTGTTTCTATGGATGAGTCAAGCATGATGCAGGATCCATTGAAAGCACTTGTAATTGCTGAGGCTGTAAAGAATCCAGCTAAGTTTAAACAGCTTGGCCAGGATACAATTGAAGAAGCAATTCGTGAAAAATACAATTTGGGAGAAGGCGAGTATTATGCCACAGCCCTGATGAAATCAGATGCAATCGATGCAATTGAACTGATAAATAAAACTAAAAAAGAGGTAGAAGATGTTAAAAATCCTTTTACCTTTGCAAAAGAGCTAAGGAGCCAAACACAAAGACAGATTGCGGAAAGACAGACAGTAGCATTTAGCGAGGCAGAGTCCTATGCTAAACAACTAAAAGAAGTCCCCTACAAATTCGGCGATACGGAAGTTTCGTTAAAAGTTTCAAACGAAGAGGTCGAATCGATTTTGAAGTCGCAGTATGCTGGTTATTTAGGTCAAGCCTTTGATGCTACCACAAAGGAAGGTAAACAAGCGGTACGTGATTGGTTGGCGAACCAAGTCCTCATTCATAAGGTTCAGTCTGGGGATATCGGAGTTCAAATTGCTAAATCACTTTCTGCTCAAACCGAAAAAAAGGTAGTAAGAGAAGTCTATAACGGTCAACCAAAGACCGTTAATAGAGTAGACAAAACTTCTGTGGACGCCAAGAACCTCACTCCGGCTCAAAGAGATTTGATCGAACGAGGAATTCCTTTGCCTTCACAGAAACTAAAAAATAGTTGATAACAATTAAAAAACTTTAAAAAAATGGCAAATTTGAGTCCATTGTCGGTCGTCCAAGGGATGACCTATGGCGGGATCCAGAACAACTGGGACGCCTTGAAAGCAGATTTTGATGCGGTTGCATATCTCCCATTCGGTGACGAATATTGGGATGCTATGAACCAAATCATGAATGGTATCGGTAACCGTGAGATTGCAAAGCAACCACAAGTAAAGTGGTTCGAATTGACTCGTATGGAGGTTCCTGCTAAGATTGGCACTGGTGGTACTACTACCGCTGCTGCATTTACCTTGGTTTTGGCCAACACAGACGTTCAGACAATTAATAGTGTGACTTACTCTTGGCCTGCCGTTAATGAGATTTGGAGACACGCTAAGACTGGTTACTTGTACCAAATCATCACAAAGGCTGCCGATGCTAAAACATTAACTGTTCAGCCTTTGAGTTCAGCAGCTGTAGGAAATGTAATTGCCGCAGATGATTATTTCTTCTACGTTGGTGTATCTGTTAAGGAAAATTCGCTTTCACAGCCGTCTAAGTATGTTTTTGATACCATTCATACAGCATATCTTCAGACCATCCGTCACGATGCCAATGCAAGTTCTGAATCTCTTTATAACCAACTTTGGTATTCTCAATTAGAGAATGGCGTTCAAACTCCATACTCTAACTCACGTGACGTAATTTACTTGCAGCGTGAACACCAAGTTGCTATTGTAAACACTTTCCTTGCTGGTACTACTACCACAAATACAAGTTTGACTGGTGCTACATCATTCCAGACTACTGATGGTTTGTTGCCGACGATTGTTTCAAGCGGTCAAATCGAAGACACTGGTGGCTCTATCAGTACAACTGACTTCTACGCTTTGGAAGCAAAGTTGACTGCTCAAGATGCATCTGTTAAGAACTACATGGTTTGGACAAGTGTTGTAACATCTGCTCAGATTGAGCAGCAAATGTTGACTCACAACCAAAATGCAAACATCAGCATCAATAAAGTTGCTATGGAGAAGACGTTTTGGGGTGAAGGCGCTTACGCTGACTTGATGTCTTCAACTTACTCATTCAACAACCTCGTGTTCAATAATAAGAACTTTGGTCTTGTTCGTATGGGTATTTTCGATAATCCTCAGACCTTTAATGTTACAGGTTCTAACTGGACTAATTACGCGGTATTCCTCCCAATGACCTCACAAGGTGTTGACGATGGTATCGGTAACATGGGTAAGTATATCCGTCTCGCTCACAAACCAGGCGCCTTCATGAATATGTGGCAAACTGGTGGTCGTGCATCGGCTAACAAAACCGATCAGTGGAACTTGGGTATTCACATTGTTTCTGAAATTGCATTCAAATTCATTAATGCAAATAAGTACGGCTTGCTTTACAAAGCCTAATTCTTAGTAAATCCGAAAACGTGGGGGCCAAAAGCCCCCTTGTTTTCATAAACTCCAATACGTTATGCTTTTCGATATAAGTAACGGTCAGCCCATGCCGATTCCAAGTTGGGCAGAAGAACAAATGAGAGAAGACTTTCCTGATTTCTTTAAAGGAAAGCCAGTAAAAATTAATGTTTTACCAAGCAAAATGAAAAGAAGTTACAAGGTTCCGTCTCACGACAAGAACCAAGAGCCAAGACTTTTCATTGAACCACCACAGGGAAATTCACGCAAAGCGCGTGGTGTTATTTACGATGAGGAATATGGTGTACAAACACACGTTCAGTATGCTACAGCACCTCCTCGACCAGGTAATAACGGAGCTTTAGAGTTCTATTATCCTGCAAACAATGTGACTATTTCTCATGGAATGAACATCCTTCCTACGCAGAAAGATTTGCTTTTTTATGTGCATTATTTGTGTCCAATCATCAAAGACAACCGATGCATGGAAAAGGCTTTAGATCCGTGGTATGAGTACGACAAGCCAGAGGCAGTAGCAAAAGACAAGATTGAAACTGCAAGAAGCGCTCGTGAACTTGAGAATTTGATTTACTTTGACACATCATATGAAATGGTTATCAAGGCAATTGAAGGATTGGGCATGAGTAAACTCTACACAGAAGAAGAAAACCGAGTTGCTCTTCACGACGCAATTAAAAATGGAAGCGACACATTCCGCAAGAATGCTTTTGAGATTCTTAGTTCAGTTAAGAAAAAACAAGAAGTTCAAAGCGAAGAAACTATCCACGAATTAGTTAATCGACTTTCTTCTGAAGGTTTTATTAAAAATGAAGACGGAATGTGGTATATTCGCGACCGTAGAGGCGATGGTACAAAGTGGTTGAAAGCCCCATTCTTTGAATCAACGCAAGAAGGTAGCGAGGCTGCATTTGCGTTGATTGACCACCTCAAAGTGAATGAAGAATTATTAGGTAAATTAAGAAAACTATAAAAGATGATTAGCACTGTAACCCTTACGCTTGACTTAACAGCGTCACCTCCAACGGGGATTGTAACAGATTCAACAAATTATGCCGACCTAGGTATAAACCTTGCTACCTCTTACGCAAAAGGGTTGGGTGTAATCACTTTTAATGGAGATGTAATTGTGGACTTAAACACAGTTGCAACTCCAATGATAGACTATGAAAACCTGGGGGGCGACCCTCAGGTTTATACGTTTCCATTGCAACTTGATTTGAATGGGAATGTAGCAAATGGAGTTTATACATTTGAGTATTCGCTTCGTCTGACCGGAACTAGCTATAATTTGACGTCTATCACGTTGCCAAATACAATCCTAACCGATGGTTATGCTTGGTTAGCAGATTTTTTGGTGGCTGACAATACGCTGACTCTAGAGGCTTTTACTGAACAGGATGTTCTTGTTTCTTCAGCTGTTTTAGACGGGCCAAATGTAATCATTACCACATCAACAACAATTCTTGATGACGTACATGACACCATTGGCTTTGATCTCACAAACCTTCAGCTTAGTGGTGTTTATTCTTATTCTGGATGTACTCAGACCACGGCAGATGTAAGTTTCACTTACGATTGCGAGGTTGGAGACAGCGGTTCGTGGGCTGTGGCCAACACTACAGTTTTAAAATCAAATGAGGTAATATCAGCTTTGAGCTGCACCATTAATTATCCTTCTTGGACAACTCTTAGTCCAACATTCCCCGGTAACGTAGTTGTTAATTCGCTTCCTTATCCTAGCGCTCCAAATACCGAAACTCCACTTGCTACAGGCACTTATAGTGTTTCTTTGACTGAACAAATTCAGCAAACACAGACAGATGGTTTGATTCTTCAGTATTCTATTTCTACCGTACAAGAGTTTGTAGTGAGTTGTGCCGGAAGCCTTTGCGGACTTACACCATGCATTGAGAACCTGCGTGTAGCTCATGCAAATGAGTTGCAGCGTAATCGAATTTCTAAATATCAAGTATTTGTAGATAATGTTCTTTTGTATTATGCAGAGGCACAGAATTACAGATCTTGTGGTGATACAGCTAACTACAGGGCAACGGTTGACCTTATCAGAACCAACCTTGACTCATCTGGTTGTGAGTGCGCTTGCTGCGATGATAATACGTATTACTGGGTATCCAATAATTCTGGAGTGTCTGTAATCGATAGTTTAATCGCTTCATTCCAATTTCGGCTCAACCCCACGATTCCTGATAACAATGATGACGTTACTAAAGGTGTTCAAGTTGGTGCTATTTGGCAAGATGTCTCTACAGGTTTCCTTTACCGTTGCGAAGTTGCTACTGAAGGGGAAGCGGAATGGGTAGAGTATTACGCTCCAGGCGGCATTCCTACAGCGGCAGAGGTTCCTGCGGAAGGCGGTGGTCATGCGATTTTAACTGGAGCTACAGTTCAAATTCAATTAGATCAAGCAGACCTTGCTTTAGAAAATATTCAAAATGATGCGCTTTATTCTGCGTCAAATGGACTAACTAAAGTTGTTAATGACGTTCAGTTGGGTGGTGATTTTACAGCAGCTGTTACTATTGACGTTCAGGGATTTACATTTAGAATGGATAGCGAAGGAGATCCTAATCGCCTTTCATTGTTGGGAGGAACAAATCAACTCCAGCTTGGTCAATATGGAAGTGGTGTTGTTACTGGAACTCCTGTATATGGTCTTGCTGTAGAAGCAGATGGAAAAGTTGTTGAAACAAGTTTGGTTCCTAATCCAAAAGTTTATGCAGCAAAAGTTAGTCAAGTAGGTGCCGGAACACCAAGTTCTACTGTGTATTTTAACAATACGGGGCTTACATTTAGCTGGGGAAGAGATGATGCTGGTGACTATTATTTGACCGCTTCTGGGGCATTAGGTAACGCAACGGCATTTATTGGCGGAGGCAAGGCTTCAGTAAGTGGGGAGCGGGTAATATACAATATTGGATTGTTTTCTTCTACTCAATTTAGAGTAACTACTTATGATCCGACCATACCAGGCGGTGTAGATGGGGCAATTCAGGACGCGACTATTGAAATTCATATTTACGCATAATGACCACTAACCTTGGCCAAATATATAGTGATCTCCTCTTCAGGGCCGGAAAGGACCTGAGGGGAGGTTATATTACACCCCAGACATTTGACAAGGCGATAAAGACGGTAAATCAAAGGTATTTGAATCGTTTGGTTGACGTGTTTGAGAAGGATCGTGAGGTTACAAGCGATTTGCAGACGTTCATCAAAACATTAGGTTCACCTCAGTATCCGGCGCTTTCATTCACGCCTGTATTGGTTGGACGACCAGAACGCGGTGGTTATGCTACAATTCCTTCTGATCTTTGGTATCAAGCAAACTCAAGTTACCTTGAGATTCTCAATGTAGACTGCGGTTATGAAACCAACTACAGAAGCGTAGAATTTGTAAGCCAACACGAGTTCGACGCCAAGATGCGTAACTCAATTACAAGTCCAGTGGATAACCCACAGGAAAATGACCCAATCCTCGTTACACGTAACGACAAATATTTCATCTATCCGTACTTACCACGGATTACGTTTACATACATTAGAACTCCCGAAGTTCCTTACTTTGATTACGATATTATTGACGGAATTCCCGTATATTTACCTCCGGGATCAGTTCATGTCAATGACAGCGTTGCGGCTACAGGAGACCCAAGTTTGAGCGTTGAATTTGAATACCCCGAAAGCTGTGTTGACCATTTGATTGAGATGATCAAGACCTATGTTGGAATTGGAAACCAAGATCAGTGGGATATTCAGACTCAAATGCCAAGTAAAGTATGATAACCAAACGCCAAGCTATCGAATTAATACAGCACAGGTTGACCGGGGGCGATGTTCCCGAAGACTTGCGCCGTCTGTATCCGCGTTCAATTATTTCGCGTGTACTCAACTTGGCCCTCGCTGATATTGTTAGTCGTGATCCATACAGCGCAAGCGACATGGCAGTTCCATACGTTCTTACTCCAGCATCAGATGCAAACGGTTACTATGTAACTCTGAGTCCACAGCCAATTGCGGGGACACTTGCTATCTTCAGTGTAGAGGATGAGTCATCTGGATTCAATGCTTACTCGGTACA